ACGCTATAGAAAGAACCCTTTACTCTGAGTACCTTGGTCTTGCTGGAAGAGTTGATTGTATAGCAGAGTATGAAGGTGAGTTAGCAGTCATAGATTTTAAGACATCTGAGAAGATCAAACCTGAGAAATGGTTGGAAAACTATTTCGTTCAGGAGACTTTTTATGCAGCAGCTTACTATGAACTAACAGGCATCCCTGTCAAGAAATTGATCACGCTTATGGTAACACCAGCAGGTGAAGTCAAGGTGTTTGACAAAAGAAACAAAGGGGATTATATTAAACTTCTGGTTCGTTATATTAAAGAATTTGTATCAAACAACACTGAGGCACAAAATGTCGAAGAATGAATTAGAAAAAGTGATGGAGAGCAAATTCTTTTGCCCTACTAAGTTTGCACAAGAAATAGAAAGTCTTGTTTTAAATAACGCTAACATGAATTATATTGATGCTATCGTTCATTTTTGTGATAAGAATGGTGTTGATGTTGAGAACGTTCCTAAACTCATATCAAAACCATTGAAAGAAAAAATTAAGTGTGATGCACAAGAACTTAATTTTATGAAAAGAACTAGCAAAGCAAAACTTCCTATTTGATCATGCCAACTAAATCTGAATTGACACACTATCGTCTCCAAGCAATGTTAAGGGAGCATAGTTTTAGTGATCTTGAGTACCTTGGAGACTTGCCAGGTAAGGGTCATACCTATAGGATAGGAGAGCATGAAGTTCCTGTAGACTGGATTGAGGACTTAGAAGGTGTAGAAGAGGAGGATGAGTAATGAGTACAGAAGGTTGGTTTTCTATACCTCTTCATTCAGAAAAAGCAGAAGGTGAAGAGTATGATAAGATTCAAAAAGAACTATTCGATACCTATAATCAATTAGAGTTTTCGCAGAATCCAGATTGGAGTGCAGATACTCATGAATTGAGTCCGAATCCTTTTGGTTGTTGTACTCTTTTTGAATATAACTGTACTAATTTTTTAGGTTTTTTAAATAGAGTTTTAGAAAATTATATTATGAATGTGTATGAACAATTTCGACCAAGAGCAGATAGGGGTGATGCACCACCTTATGATCTTGGTAAACTTGAGTATCGATATGCTGTAACTGCTTCATGGTTTACTAAAACTACAAAGGGTAAGTATGCTCATGAACATGATCATAATGGATCAGATATATCTGGTGTTTATTACTTACAGACTAATGGTCATGATGGCAATCTGGTATTAACCAATCCATTGCGTATGTTATCTAATAATTTTATTATGTATATGACCTCTAGAGATCAGAAAGTTGTATTGGAGCAGGGAAGATTAGTTTTATGGCCTTCATATATTAAACATAGAGTAGATACAAATACTACAGATGATGATAGAGTTAGTATAAGTTTTAATATTAAAATTACTAGTTCCAGTCAACAACCTTTATGATGCCCTTTGATGCCTACCGTTGTTATCTCTCTCTAAAGAATCACTTTACTAAAGAACATTACGATTATCATAAGTATGGTGGTAAGACTAGAGCAACTCATCAAGCTTTCTATAAGAGAAAGGATAGGTTCTGGTTTGAGAAGTTTGCAAGAAAGAAAAGTGATAAGGAAGTGGAAGAGTTCTTTGTATCTAACTTTGTAAGTAGTACTGATCCAGGTACAATGTGGATTGGTGATATGATAAAGAATGGAGAGGCAAGATATGTTGATTGGAAAAAGAAAGTAGAATCATTGTCTTATAATTTTAAGCAAGAAGCAGAGAGTATCTTTGAAGATCAGAAAGTTGATGATGTATTTGATTGTTCTAAAGGACATCCACCTATATTAAAAAGTTATCTTGGTGGGGATACCTCACTTGAAACTATGGTAATATGTGATAGGATACTTGGGTACAGGGAAGAGTGGGACAAGAGATTGAGTGATCCTGTGTGGGAAACCGTCAGTCTGAAAATAAAAAAATATAAACCTTTCCTAAATATAGATGTATTCCGCTATAAAAAAATCCTAAAACAAGTGGTACTATGAGTTTTTTTAAATCCGATGTTGTACGTGCTGAAATGGCACAAATAAATGAACTCCAAGAGGAGATCTATAGTAATGTCTTCAAATTTCAGTTCATGACTAATGAAGACAAAGCATATCATGTTGAGATTTTAGAAAAACTTATTGACAAACAGAGAGTAATGTATACTCGTCTGTGTCTTTCTGATGATCCTGATGCAAAAAAGATGAAGCAAGATATTGCAGAGTCTGCAGTCATGATGGGTCTTCCAAAAGGAACTGATATGAATACTGTTTGGGATAATATGAATAAAATGGTTAAGGTTATGAAAGATCAGATTGACAAAGAATCTGAATCTTGATATGATAGTAGAGTACTTAAAAGCCAAATCTAAAAACAAATCTAAATGTCATTTAACGACCTAAAAAAGCAGTCCTCTCTAGGATCTCTAACTCAGAAATTAGTTAAAGAAGTGGAGAAGATGAACACTCAAGGTGGATCAGGCGATGATCGTCTATGGAAACCTGAAGTGGATAAAACAGGAAACGGTTATGCCGTTCTCCGTTTCTTACCAGCACCAGAAGGGGAAGATATCCCTTGGGCAAAAGTGTATTCACATGCATTTCAAGGACCAGGTGGTTGGTATATTGAAAACTCTTTGACCACAACTGGTGGCAAGGATCCTGTATCAGAGCACAATCGTGAACTCTGGAACAGTGGTAATGAATCTGATAAGGATACTGTTCGTAAGCAAAAGCGTAAGCTTTCTTACTATGCAAACATCTATGTTGTAAAAGATCCTACTAATCCTCAGAACGAGGGTGGAGTATTCCTCTACAAGTTTGGTAAGAAGATCTTTGATAAGATTATGGAAGCAATGCAGCCTGAGTTTGAGGATGAAACTCCAATCAATCCTTTTGACTTCTGGCAAGGTGCTAACTTCAAGTTGAAGATTGTGAAGAAGGATGGTTACTGGAACTATGACAAGTCAGAGTTTGATAAAGTATCTCCTGTACTAGATGATGACGATGCACTAGAGGCATTGTGGAAGAAGCAGTATTCACTTGCTGCTGTAACTGCACCAGACCAATTCAAGTCATATGATGACCTGAAGAAGCGTTTGGATTATGTTCTAGGACATAAGCAACCTGCTCGCCGTGCATTTGATGAAGAGGTATCAAATGAGGACAACAATCGTGGTTCTTATTCACCTGACTTCAATGCTCGTAAAGAACCAGTCGCTGCTGCACCTGTAGCATCTGCTAGTTCAGATGAAGATGATGCTCTAAGTTATTTTCAGAAACTCGCAGAGGAGTAACTAGTAAAGTCTAATATTTTCTCCTCTCTTAATGGTTTCACTCACATACTGAGTGGAACCATTTTTATATGGCATGACATCTTGCATATCATCTAAAATTATTCCTAGATATCTATCCTTAAGTATAAAGATATTTCTTTTGTCATTTTCTTTCGCTTCTTCAAACTCATAGTTTGTTACTGGTTTAACAGCATCTTGTACTGTTACTAATGAGTCTTGATAGAAGTCATAATATTCAGTTTTATAGTTAGATGATACATGCAATCCTGCAGGTACTATAACAACACCCTGACTGTTAGTTACTTCAGTTGTTTCATGGTGATGTATGCCAGCATATAGATTTTCATATGTCTTATACTTTTCTAGAAGTATTTTATCAAAATCATTTTGAGGTAGAGGCCATTCTGTTTGTATATTAACTATATTATTTGATAGTAATATAACCCAATCTAAGTCTGCATTATTATAGACATCATATGCTACATTATCTGGTCTAGCATCTCCCACGATTTGATACTTAGTAAAGACTGTTACATCTTGGAAGATGTCATCTCTAAGTTTTCCTTTCTTAAAAAGGTTTTTTACTTTAACATAGTCAGATATTTTAGACTCAGGAAGTCTACTTACATAATCAAAATCAGGAACGTATCTGAAATACTTTTTCATCTTAGAAACCTATGCTTTGTGAGTCATCATAATCAGTAGAGAATACTGGTTCTAGTTCTCCATAAGTCATTGTTAATTCGTATGCTGTCATTACACCATCTCTAAATGTAGAGTAGTTTCCATCAGGTGTATAGTTAACACTAAAGGATTGTAATGCACATTCCTTAAACTTGTTGAGGAACTTATGCTCTCTACCTTCATGGAGATATTGAAGCATCCATGTGCGTGGTGTTTTTAAAAATAATCCATTAGAATGTTTTTGAGGAGCCATTCCTTGCTTGAAGAATCTAATAATATCGATTAGTACTTTTGCTTCTTGTGCATTTCTTGGTGAGAACTTAAATGTGAAACCAAAACTACGTAGTTCAGGACCACCAAATAACAATTCCATATTAGGATTCATCACAACTCCTTCAGTTCTTGCTAGGAATTGTGAGGAGTCTGTACCTGTTGCTGCTTGTATAACTTCTGCCTTAACTGCTTTCTCAATTGCTTTTGTATTCTTAGTAAGTGCTTTCTCAATTCCAGAGAAATCAGACTCTAATGCTTTTGATGCTAATGCACCTGCTGCTGCTTGAGCAGAGGTCATTGTTTGCTGCCCCCAGTTAGCAGAGTTTTGATCACTAATACCACCAGGAATTGGAAGAGTGCATGATCCTTGAATCAATCGTTGGTTCATACCAGCTCTTGATTCTATACCTGATATATTCTTTTCACTGACATTAAATTTTCTAGGTTTAAATTCTACTTGTTTAAATTTAATTACGTCTTGACTATTAGTTCTTAGTGCTTCTGGGAAAACTAAGTCACCCCAACTTTTTTGCTTACTGGTTTTTACACCAAACATATTGAATATACTACTAGCAACCTCATTAACATTCATATTTGTATTTGATGCTGCTGGATTTGAACTATCTCCAGTTTCGTCTGTTCCTTTTGCTTTATTAGGCCAAAGTAAATCTAATGTTTTTGATGATGCTTCTGAAGGATCTACTCCTAATGCTTGCTGTGATTTATTTGATACTATTGTTGCAGATTCTTTTACTGATTTTATTCCTTCAGGACTTGAGAAAAAATCTCCTTCAGCAGTGCTTGTACCAGACCCTTCTGTTGCTGTAAATACTCCTGTCTTTGGATCTATAGTACCTAATTCTCTATCATCAGACTCTGATCCACTAGGCACAAAACCACCTTCTATATCTGGATCTGCTACGGTAGCACTCTTTAGAGTTATCTCTCCAGATATTGAATCTATTTTCGTATAGTAGCGAACGTTTTGTAGATGTGAGTAAGAAAAATTACCACTATCTCTGCTTCCGTATGTTGCCATTCGACAATATTTTTAGTTATTTAGGATAAATTTCGCATACGGTATTGCAAGCAATGCCTCTAGTTCATCATACTGTACTATGTATAACTGCCCTGTTAACTCTTCCCACGTATAGTTTCTAGATTTTCTCCAATGGTAATTAAGACCTTTGAATCCCCATCTCTCTAATGAAGTACATGCAACAAGTGGATGTTGATCATATGTTTTATTAGGAGTCTTTGCATTATATACAAAGGTATAGAACTTTCCTACTTCAGGTATAGGTGTCACAGTATCTTTAAGAGTTTCCATTATCTCTAGCATCATCTCTTCAGGATCATTCGTTGCATTATTCAATTCACTTAAGTAAGTTTCAACTCTATTGATTTCTATATCAAATCCAAATGAGTCTGTCATGATCTTATACCTAGTTCTCTTTCTGTGATAATCTTAAATTCAACTCCATGATCTTTACACCATTCATTTGCTGCTATCCATTTTGCTTGGTTAACTGCATAGGTTCTACATTCGTACATGTATGATTTAGTCACATTCTTTCTTTTCTTTGGTGGTTTTGTTTGCTTAAAGGGTTTGACTTCTATCACATATGTTTTAATCTTTCCTGTGTTCTCCTTTACTTTCATAATAAAGTCTGGAAAATATCTTCTTGCTTTCCCATCAGGAGCACGGTAGGGTATAAAGAACTCTTCACTCCCCCACTCTACAATGTTTTCATTTAGATCGCAGTAGTTACAGAACCTCTCTTCCCAAGAACTACGACAGATAATATTATTAACATTACCTTTATATTTTCTTGGATTTGATGGTTTGTATAAACTCTTTTTACTTTCAGCCATACATAATATATAAGGTAAAAAATTATTTATAGATGGCACGTCCCAAGTCGGTTACGCAAATTAAAAATACGTTGCTTAGTCCATCTTTAACCTCTCACTTTGAGGTAGAGATACCTGTCCCAACTAATCTTAGATCGATATTGGGATCTAATCAGGAGCAACTAAATTTACAATGTTCAGAAGCAAGTCTTCCTGGTTCTTCTCTTGCAACCAGTGAGATCAATAATAGTTTTCATGGTGTTACTGAAAGACATGCATACAGAAGAATATATGATGATAGAATTGATTTAACTTTTTATGTAGATGCTGATAACTATACTCCTATCAGATTCTTTGAGAATTGGATATCATATATTGTAGGTGAAACTGATAGAGATGATATGATGAATACGAATTACTATTATAGAAGTCAATATCCCGATGAGTATTGTGCTAATCAAGGATTGAAAGTTAGAAAGTTTGAAAGAGATTATGGTAGATCTATAGAGTATGAATTTGTTAGAGCATATCCTTTAGCAATAACATCAATGCCTGTTACCTATGAAGGATCTAGTTTATTAACATGCAATGTATCCATGACATATATTAGGTATATTGCAAGACCCATTCACAGTTCTCCTATTACTGTACCAACACCAGGTCAACAAGCAGGGTTTAATGTTTCAGGAATACTTGGTAATGCAGCAGCTAGTTTAGTTGATAGTGTTGTTGATAGATCAATTGGTAGTGATACTCTTGGTAATATTGCAGGGGCAGTAGCAGGACAATTTGTATCGAATACATTTGCTAACGAAGGTCTATAAATAAAGTACATTGAATTGTATTAGGATATTATGCCTTTACCAAAAATTGCGACTCCGACGTATGAGTTGGAGTTACCTTCGTCAGGTGAGACTATTAGTTATAGACCTTTCCTTGTAAAAGAAGAAAAGGTTTTAGTGATTGCCTTAGAAAGTGAAGATAATAAACAGATCACAAATGCTATTAAGGCAGTATTGAAGAGTTGTGTTCTGTCAAAGGGGATTAAAGTAGAGAAACTTCCTACTTTTGATATTGAATTTCTATTCCTCAACATCAGAGGTAAATCTGTTGGAGAAGAATTAGAAGTTAATGTTATCTGTCCTGATGATGAGAAAACTCAAGTTCCTGTTTTAATTGACTTGGATGATATTCAAGTTCAGAAGTATGATGATCATGAGAACCAGATTAAAATTGATGATAGTATTATGATGGAGATGACTTATCCTTCTCTGGATCAGTTCATTAAAAATAATTTTGACTTTGATGAAAAGAATGCAATGACACAATCATTTGAATTGATTGCTAGTTGTATTGATAAAATTTACACAGAAGATGAGGTCTGGGCATCTGCTGATTGTACTAAGAAAGAAATGAATGAGTTTCTTGAATCGATGAACTCAACTCAGTTTAAAGCAATTGAGAAGTTCTTTGAGACTATGCCTAAACTATCTCATACTATTGAAGTAACTAATCCCAAGACTAAGAAAAAAAGTGAAGTAGTACTTGAGGGATTAGCGTCTTTTTTCGGGTAGCAATGCTGCATATGACTCTGGAGAATTACTTCAGACTTAATTTTGCTTTGATGCAGTACCATAAATATAGCTTGACAGAGATTGAGAATATGATGCCTTGGGAACGAGACATCTATGTGGGTCTTCTCCAACAACATCTTGAGGAAGAAGAACTAAAACAAAAGCAAAAACAAAATGCCTAAAGGAAAACCACACATGTATGCAGGAGGAGGCTTAATAAAGTCTCTGAGGAGTGCTCATGACCCTCATTTTAAATTGGAGGGTAGAGTTGGTGGGCTTGAAAAAGGATTAGGTATTGAAACTGCTCAGTTACATAAGACATTAAGTAAGTCCTTTGCAATGCAGAGGAAGACATTAGTAAGAGTACTTGGTCTTGAGAAAAGAGTTGCTGAGTTAGAAGCACAGAAGGTAGTATTGCAGGATGTAGTAGAAGATGTAATAGATGACGGAATAGATATAGATGATGAAGTACCTATACCTCAAGAAGTAGAAGGAGAACGACCAGCAGAAGGAGAAGTAGGTGGTGATGATAAACCATCTAGTGGAGTAAGTACTTTAATTGATCCACCAAAAAGAATTAAGGTAAAAAGAAAAAAAATAAAGGCAGCAGATATAAAGAAAGGAACTGCATTGGATGATGACTTTACTTCAAGAGTAATGGGTACTGATGGTGAAGGTGGATATTTAAGTAAGGAAGATAGAATAGCAAGATTTAAAGGCGAGACTCCATCAGTAGATAAACTTAAACCAGTTGAAGAAGAAGGGAATGCTCAAAACTCTAATCCATTTGCAGGAGTTGGTAGCACTTTAACAGTCATTGCAGATACTGTAGACTCGATATATAAAACTCTACAAGATCAGTTTAAGTTGCAGGAGGATGCACAGGATGATGCTAGAGTAAAGGGAGAAGAGAAAGATGTAAAAGCAGCAGAAAAGGATTTAGAAAAGAAAGGTGGTCTTGGTCTTGGTAAAGGTATAAAAGATACTGCAGCAAAAGTCTTTAAACCTTTTATGAGTATTTGGGATAGGTTTGTGCAGTTCTTTGTTGCGATTGTAGCAGGTAAAACTATAATGAAAGCATTGGATTGGTTTGGTAATCCAGAGAATGCTTCTAAGGTTTCATCTATATTCAGATTCATAAAGGACTGGTGGCCTGTATTACTTGGTAGTCTTATGTGGTTCTTGCCAGGATTGTTAGGTCCAGCAGGAATGGTAGCAGGTACTATTGCACTATTGATGTGGGGTGTTCCTAAGATACTTGATGCAGTTAAATTTGTCACGGCATTGCCAGGTCAGATTATGAACTGGATAACTGGGAATGGAAATAAAGAACTTGATAAGGTAGAAGATGAAGCGGTTAATGATATAACGAAAGATGTTGGAGATAAACCCACTGCAGACCCACCTCCTGTAGATGCGAAGGAGATTGTACCAAATCCAACAGAAGCTAAAGGATTTAATAAAGGTGGTGAAGTTCCAGGTGCAGGAGATAAGGATACTGTTCCTGCTATGCTAACTCCTGGTGAGTTTGTGATGAGTAAGGGAGCAGTCGAACAGTATGGTATTGATACAATGGAAGGTATGAATGCTGCTGCTGGTGGAACAAACATACCAACGATGCAGACGGGTGGTGGTAAAGGAAAGAACTTAGGTATTCCACGTTTTGGTGGTGGTGGAATGTCTAAGAAACAACAGATAATGCGACAAACTGATAGTGATGGTACGTTTGGTGAGTCTGGTTCTAGTATATCTACATCCCAAGCAACACCAGAACAAAGAAAACAACAATATGCAGATATGGGAATGCCATCTATGGAGTTGTGGGATGGTTCAGTTGTTCCAGATATTGGTAAGATAGGTGCAGAAAAAATTCCTGCTGCACTTGAACAGACAAGACAAAATATGGTTGAGACTGGAGCATCACCTGAAAGAATTGCTAAATTGGATGAACTTATAGCTTCTCCTGATGTTCAACCTGCTGCTCTACAAAATAGTCTCAATAGACTTGTTCCAGGTTCAACTGAACAGGTACTAGGTGATATGGGTGATAGTATAACGGCAAGTGCTAAAATGAATGGTGGTGGTTTAGTTCAACACTTTAACAATGGTGGTTTAGTTCAACACTTTAACAATGGTGGTTTAGTTAAGAATATATTTGATGGTGCTAATACTATGTTCAACATGCTACCACAAGTTCAGGCAGCGAAGTTCGTAGGTGGTAAAGCACAGGGTATGTTTAATAGAGGTAAGGAGTTTATTGGTAAACCATTTGATAAGTCTGTAAATATTCCTCCTCCTACATCTAATGATCAGAAGGTAACTATTATTCAGCAGACTAATACATCTTCTAAAGAACCATCGGAGTTGGGTGGATCATCTATCCCTGCTTTCCCTGTTGTTTATCCTGCAATGAAGAAGAATAAGCAGAAACTATTGGGGATTAGTGTATAATGTTGGGATCACTAGGAAAAACTTTACTTAAAGGAACGGCAAAGAAGATTGCTACTGATAAGTTATTGAATAGGAAGAAGAAAAAACCTGTTACCAAAAGACCAACACTAGATCAACTCATTGCTGATGTTAGAGGTAGTGGACCAGATCAAACAAAAGGTGGAGCACTTGCTGTCCGTCCTACTACATCTTTAGTTCCTACTGCTCCTTCTATGGCAATTAGTGGTGGAGGTGCTGGTGTCGAAGATACTCTTACCCGAATTAAAGTAAAAGTTATTTCTATAGATCAGGTATTGAAGGGAACTCTTGCAGCAGAGAAGGCAAGAAAGAAAGATGCAGAGACAGCACAAGAAGCAGCAGAACAAGCAGCAGCAGAAAAGAAATTAGAGGCAAAACCAAAAAAGAAAAAGAAGAAGATGGGTATGAAAGCACCCAAACAAGTCTTAAGTCTTTGGGGGAGATTGAAAAAATTCTTTACTAGTATAGTATTTGGTTATGTTGCAATTAAACTACTTCCTTTACTACCAAAGTTAGTACCTATTGCTGAAGGTCTTTTTAAAGCAGTTGATGGTATTATATCAGTTGTTGGATTTTTATTTAATATAGTATCTACTATCGTTGACTGGGGTTATAAACTTTATGATTTAGCACTTGGTTTCATCGGCAATGTTGTTGGTGAAGAGAATATGAAACATGTTGAGTCCTTAATGGAGGGTCTCAATACCTTAATCAATGGCTTCCTTATGTGGAAGATATTTGGTAAGAAAATATTTGATTCAGTTCTGGCCAGTGTAAAGAGAGCATTCCGAATAGGAAGAGTAATTGTAAAGAGAGTAGTGAAGTTTGCTAAGAATTTAGTAAAGGGAATAGGAAAGGGATTAAATGTTGCAAAGAATGTAGGTGGTAAAGTACTTAATGTAGGAAAGAGTCTTCTTAGTAAGGGTGCAAATATTATTAGTAAGGGTGCTGGTGTAGCAAAAGAAGTAGCGAAGAAAGGAGCAGCAAAGGTTGGTGGATGGGCAGTAAAAATATTTGGTAAGGCAGCAAAGGTTGTAGCACCTGCAATGAAAGCAGCGATGCCAGCAGTGAAAGGATTTGCTAAGAGGATACCAATCTTAGGACCATTGATTGTTGGTGTAGTCTCCATGATGACTGGAGATCCACCAGGACAAGCAATGTTTAAGGCACTTGGTGCAGCAGTTGGTGGAGCACTAGGAACATTCATACCTGTTCCTGTTCTTGGTACGTTGATCGGTGAAACGATTGGTGTGTATGGTGGCGATTTGATGTATAGTCTGCTGTTTGGTGGTGGAGCAAAGGCAGTAGGAGAGAAAATTAAATCAGATTTTAAACAGGTTCTTGATGGAGGAAAGCAAATACTTGATTGGATTAAGACTGGATTTGGTAGATTTATGGAAGGGTTACCAAAGAATCCATTTAAATTGGGTGGTTTTATATTGAATCCTTTTAATATTGGTGACAAAGTTAATTTATTGCGTAGGGCATTATTCTCTAGAGAACCAATGAATCCTGAGAAGGATGATAAGGATGATAAGGATACTTTGAAAGGAGAAGTAGATGGTAAGGAACCACCAAAACCAAAAACAGATAGAGGTGAAAAGGTTCAAACTACTTCTAGTATGAATTTTAGTTCACGTGGAGAGACAGTTTATAAAATAAACGATCAAGTGGTTTCTAGTAAAGAATACGATGAGTATAGAGCTTTATCTATAAGGGAAAGAATGAATTATGTTACAAAGGCAAAAGCTGATGCTAACAATATTCTTGCTACAAATAATAATATAAGAGATGGTATCAGTAAGAGTGCATCTTATGAGGAGGGTGCTGATACTGTTGTTATTGTTCAACAGAAAACTGAGACACCACCTTTACCTCAGACTAGAAGAGATGAATTAGTTCTCTCTGGTGGTGGTGGAAGCACTGAGGATCCTTATGAGACCCTTGATGCAAATGGTTAAATATAAGTACGGTGTAATAACAAAATGAGCGACAAGATACTTACTGCAAGTGCAGAAGCAGCTACAATTAAATCCGTTAAAATCTTTTCAAATATTGGCGGAAGTAAGTCAGTAGATATTTCTGCTGGTATTACTTTGCTAATGTACTTTGAGAGTATATTGCAGGATACTCTTAGAGCGACTATACGGTTTGTTGATTCAGGAGATTCTGCTAAGAGTGATGATGGTGGTAATAAAACAGTAAGAGAAGGTTTGCCTCTCGTAGGACAGGAAAGAGTTGAGATAGAATTTGAAGATAATAATGAAGTTGCTATAGGTGATTCTCCTAAACTTACTTTGTATGTTAATAAGATAACTCCAATAGACAGTGATACAAAGACCGAATTGATTCAGTTAGAGTTGGTATCAAAAGAGTTTATATTCAATGAAAAGATAAGAGTTAATACTAGGTTTGATGGTGTTGTATCAGAGCATATAAAATCTATACTTACTGATCAAAATTATCTTAGAAGTGAAAAGGACTTGGACATAGAGGATACTGAGAATGAATTTAATTTCAATGGTAACAATAAAAAACCATTCTATATGTTGAATGCATTATCTAAGAAGTCTGTACCAGTAGGAAAAGGTGGTACGGCAGCAGGATTCTTTTTTTATGAAACTTCTAATGGATTTAATTTTAAATCATTAGATGCTTTATTAGATCCTTCTAAGAATCCAAAAAAGAAATCTATCATTTATAATGAGACACCTGAATCCAAAGGTCAGAATCTTCCCCAAGGATATGATATAAAGGCATTGGAATATGAATTAGATAATCGTGTTGATGTTCAGGAGAAGTTGAGACTTGGTGCTTATAGTAGTAAGATGATTTTATTTGATCCTTTTAATTGTTATTATGAAGTTATTACTGATTCAGTAATAGAAAGTGGTGATGGAAAAGATACCGAACAATCTGCAGGTAAAGCATTGCCTGTGTTGAATTCAGAATTTGATACAATCAATGATGGTGAGAATAAAGAGTTTAGTCGTACTACATACTTCCTAGTTGATCATGGATCATTACCTTCTGGAGATACATCTCAGCAAATTGATGATGCAGAGAAGCAGAATTTTGAGTATTTTAAAATAGCAAATCAATCTATTAGACGTTATAATCAATTCTATGCATCAAAAGTCACGATTACCTTACCTGGAGACTTTTCATTACACGTAGGAGATGCTATATTTGTAGATGCACCTGGACTTACCGCAGAGAAAACTGGAGAAAACGACCAGCAAGCTGGTGGGATATATATTATAGCGGATTTATGCCACTATATGACTCCAAAAAATACCTATACTAAATTAAATTTGGTTAGGGATTCCTTTGGTAGAAAAGGTACAGCAAGCTAATCTTAGGAGAAAACCTATGACTATTAAACACAACTTAGATCACGAAGTTTATCTTGATCCTAAAGATGGTAAAGAGCATACTAATCATGGTATGCATGAATATACAAAAGAAGATTTAGAAAATGTACATGCTGATTATGATGTGTATCATAAGGATGATAAAGTAGATGCGAACGAAGGTAAGATCAATGATTATCATACACGACATGAAGATAGTCATCTAGAAGTGTATTGTGACAATCATCCAGACGCAGACGAATGTAAGGTATACGACGATTAACCTATGGATATCGGGGGATCATTATTTAATTCAGGATTTTTAGGTGCTGATTTCTTCTGGTGGGTCGGTCAGATTGCTGACGATTCCACTTGGAGAGATAATATGTCTCCAGGTAAACAGACTAATAAAGAAGCAGTTCCAGGTTGGGGTAGGAGATATAAAGTAAGAATCATGGGTCTCCATGATAAAACTGTTCCTGTTGATGAGGAACTTCCTTGGGCACAGATAATGTACCCAGTTACTGCTGGTGGAGGTCAGGGTAGTGCATTTCAGACTGCAAACCTCCGTCAGGGTAACTTTGTATTTGGATTCTTTTTAGATGGCAAAGATCAAAGTGTTCCTGTTATTATGGGAGTGCTTGGTAATAATGCTCAGACTATTTTAAGTAATGATCAAGCTAGTGAGGATACTAACTTAGGTCCAAGAAGTGGATATGGTGATGGTGCTGTTATTAAAAAGGGTTCTTCTAAAGAAAGAGTTCCTGAGACCGATCTTGTTACTGAAAAACCAAAATCAAAAGAGGCAGCACAGGAAGAAGCAAATTCAAAATTAGAAACTAATCGGTTTGGTACTGCTCAAAATAAACCAGTATCAAGAGAGCAACAGGCAGACATTGATCTTGCAAAATCAATGAGTGAGGAGTTGGGATTGATTGGAGATGAGCAATTTGCATATATTCAGAAACAAGTTAAGAAGGGAATTGATAATAGAATTAAGAATGCAAACTCTACTCAAGCACCAGCAAAACCAGGAGCAACTAAAGAGAATATAGATGCTATTCATTTGACAGGTGCTGCTGATGTTATAAGAGAAGAACTATATCAAAAATCTATTCCTTTAATGAAACCCGATGATCTTGTTGGGTCTTCTATGAAATCCATGCAGATTGTTGTAGATAATCTTGCTATAGATGTTGATAAGCATTTAAAATCTTTGCAAGACGGTGGATATGTTGATGCGGTTTCTATGGGTAAAGACCTACGTAATTTAAAAGCAACCCAAGCAAATGCTGCATGTGAAATGTCTAAGTATATGAAGATAATTTCTGATAAGATGATGGAATATGTCTCTAAAACTTTGAATAAGGAGTTGTCAGATAAAGTTGCTAAGATGCCATCCAGTCAAAGGTGGATGATGGCAGACATGACTGAGATAACAGGGCAACAAATATTGCAAAGTTATAATCAGATTGCTGATAATATGTGTGGTACAGTTGAAAAAGTACTGGAAGATACTTTGGATACTGGAAATCTAATGGATCAGATTAACGGTATGTCTAATAGGTTAATCAATCAAGCAATCACGGATCAGACTGGATTAACCTCAAATATAACCAAGGAAGATGAAATATTGGTTGAGGCAGAAAAGATTTTTAATAGAATCAATCAGGTTTCTGAGTCTTCTACGGCGACTATAGATGATATTGTCGATAGTTTAACAGATGATTCTGATCAACCAACTATTCCTAAAGTTCCTGCATGTTATGCAGAAGATCTAGCGGCAAAAGTTATATCATCTAATAAAAATTTAATCGATAAAGCAAATGATAATATCGTTAAGAGTATAAACTTTTTTATGGATGACATGCAGAAGATGTTATTGAGAACTGGTGAGGTTGAGGATAGTGGTGAGGTTATAGAAGGTCAGGTAATGTCTATTACTGATGCAGAAGTATTAGATCAAACTTTAGGTGGTAGTAATTATCTTACTGCTACATCTGTTCCGACTGGGATCTTTGGTAATGTAAATCCAGGAATTACTACAAGTAAAGGTGAGGGATGTGTAGTTAATCTTACTGTATCCTCTGGTGGATTAGCAGGTTTTGGTGCAGCAGATGGTGCTCAACATTATGAGTGGGTAAGTCAAGGATCAAATTATGTTAATGGAAATCAAAATGGTGTTGTTTGTGATACTACTGGAATTGGTACTGGTATGATGATTAACATGACAGTTACTGCTGGAGAGATACAAACAGTACGGGTTCATACAATAGGTACAGGATATAAGGTAGGTGATACTATCATGCCTCATATGCAAGGAGGAACAGGATCTATTGCAGGTAACGGTGCATTTAAGTTGACTATGGTTGCAGGACCAGTAGACGCAGGTGGTATTGAAGTTATTAAAAAAGGAAAAGAGTATCAGGTGGGAGATGTTTTATTTGTTGACCAGACTAATTTTGGTATTAAATCTACCAATGCAACATTTACTCTTACAGCTACTCAGGAAAAAACAAAGAAGCAACTAAAAGGAACTGGTCAAAAGTTAGATGATATATTGGGATCTATTGCTGCTATTGGTGGTAATTTAACTCAAGCACTTCAGTTTGAGAATATGACTGCAAATGTTTTTCCTTTTGAGTTGCCACCTAATCAGGCAGTATCTGATTTATATACACTTGGTACTGGTGGTGCTGCACAAACAGAGAAGCAGTTACCTAATATTGCAAACATTGCAGGTAAGGTAAAAGATACTGCTATTGATTCTCTTAGTGGGGTTCCATTTATAGAACCAACAATAGGAGAATTGGAATTGAATTATGAAAATGCAAAGGCTGTAATTAACTCAAATAATACATGATAAATATCTAATATGTATTCTGAATATACTATACAATAGATGGCAATTGCTGCAACCCAATTTAATATATTTGGATCTGTTACTCAGAAGGAGATATCTGTTGGGTATATTTCTAGTATTAGAGGATATGTTCCTAACATTTCTTTATGCGAAGCAAATGATCATGAGAAAGAGTATCCAAATACAGCATTCATTCTTAAGAATAGGGATAAGGTAAAATATATTGGTATAGATGAAGTTAATAAGTTAGTACCAGGAGATTTACTACCTAAAAAAGATCCTGATAATTGTGGTTCTATTGACTTAGATCATAAATGTAATTCTAATCCCGAAGTATATTTCTATGGTGGTGGTGGAGTAGGTGCTTTTGCTAATCCAGTAGTTGGAACTGATGGTGGGTTACTTACATTAGATATTACAAATCCTGGTTTTGGATATCAATACCCTCCTAAAGTTGAGGTTAAGGATGAGTGTGGTTTTAGTAAAGGTGCGGTAGTTCGTGTACAGGTATCAGATGGAGACAATTGTGTAGAGACATGGAAATATTATAAGGATCAGATGGATGAGTCTGGACCAGATATATGTGCTGATACTAGTATACCTTATGGTAGAGTTTGGGGTGTAAATGGTCAGGATACTGGAGAGTGGGATCCTACAAAGTATACTAGGTATGCAGCAGATCCTTTAATGGATGAGGTTGATAAGTATCTTGAGAGTCTTAAGAATTTATCAAATCCTTGGTGGACTACGAGGCAGAATTTAAATCAACAAAATATTACTTCGTCTAAGAATGGAGAAGTAACCACAGTAGGATATGCTGTTAGTGTTACTGAATGGTCAGACTTCTTAAATCTATATGGTATTTCACCAGTACCCCCATCAGATGAACCTGGATCTGCACACGGTGGTGAGACTTTTGATTTTGAATGGGATATAGAATTTCCTTGGGGTGGTGAGTATATCTTTAGAGGTTTGTATGCAGGTGCTGTAGGTTTTGGGGATTTATATATTGATGATCAAAAGGTATCTTCTTTAAGGAATAAAGATGGTCTAACCGACCCAATCAAATATGAAGTTGGTATTGCTACAACAAAGAAAGTAGCTTTTAAACTTCATAATGGAGCAACTACAAAGAAAGCACCAATACAACCAAGTAGAGAACCAATAGTTAGAAATGCAGGTGGAAAATTTATAAAGGAAGGTAAGAATTATTTCTATAAAGTATCTGGAAATGATCTTGTTGATATAGATTTTGATTTTGCTTGGGATAAGAGTCTTGGACTACCTGAAGAAGAAAAGGAAAAGTTAGAGACAAAAAAAACAGTACAGTTTATTACCAGTCATCAATCACCTCGTGATAGTACATTTGAGATAAGTGAATTAGGAATTAGATCTCATAAGAATGATGAACGTGGAAAGGTAACTGGAGTTTTTAATACCTTTGCTAAAGAAATTGAGATTGGAAAAGAGTATCAAGTAACTGTTAAGTGTAATGCATCAGATGATTATGGTGTTAAGTTGAGAGTTAATAAGGATGGTCAGGGAAGAACTCGTCTTCAGATGGAGGATTATAAAGATTATAACTGGAAAGACTTTGAAGTTTCTATAACTGATGGTGAGTTTTATGATCTTGTAGATGGGAATACATCCAATAGAACTGCGACTTGTAAATTTAGGATTAAGAAACCTGTAACACCTTCCAAACCTAAAGAAAGACCTGCTATTAGTAAACTTACCATTCAGACTGAGACGGAACCTTTGGTATTTGAAGTTCCTAAGACTGATTTTCAACCACCAAATATTGGTAGGAATAACAGTAATACTATTACTTACAGGGGATTGAAGAGGTCAGGTGATAAACGTTGGGATAGTCCTCAGAGACTTGCTTTCGATGATAATTCTGGTAATGGATTTGATGAGAATGCTAATTTTACTATCAATTATGTTAATGGAGGAACAGCAGTATTTAATTCAAGTGGTGATTCTATTGATGTTGAGGGTACTAATGTACAAATTGGTCTAACATATAGTTGGTCTGATTCACCTAGCAGAAGTGGTAAGGCATTAGAGTCTATTCGGATTGGTGATGTAACTTGGACTCAAACTAATAGTAGTACGGGTACTGAATCCCATGAGATAATCTTGAGTGGTGGAACTAGTCTTGCAGATACTCTAGGTAAAGGTGGTAAAGATTATCAACAGAAAGGTATTATTAGTAAGAAAGGTAATTTTAAGAATGGTAGAAAGTATAGAGTAACATTTGATAGACAGTCATATACTAAAGTTCCTAGTATTGGTGATACAGGTGCTACTCAGGAGACAGAAGATCAGAAGATTGATTTCTTTGATAGAGGTGTAAGGATAGGTAATACATTACAGATTGCTACTCCTCAGAATGCATCCTTTGCTGCAAGGACTGCATATCAATTGTCTGAAAATGAAAGTAGAATAGTTTATCCTGCAGATACAACAACTACAGAGCAAACAATATTTAATACTCTAAAATATATTGATAAGGCAGATAGGAGACTATGGAAATCGAAAAATAAGAGAGGACTCTTAGCAAAGTATGGTGTTGCTCCTTTTGATACTGCACTATCACTTCCAAACATGCCTTATGCAGGGGATCATACAATTATATGGGCAAACATTACTTTCCCTGTTAGTACTAACTATGATATACATGTTCATGTTGATGATGATGTACGAATAAAGATAGGTGATCAGGTTGACTTCTTCCAAGATGGATTTGTAGGTAATAACAATAAAGCAACAGGAGAGGTTACTCATACATTCTTTGTAAAGGCAGGAACATATACTATTACCGCAACTCACAGTCAAATTCCTGGTGGTAAATGGCCAACAACTAATCCGATGGCATTAGCAATTGATATAAAAGCAAGTTTAGCATATAAAACGGTTGCAGATCCTAAGAGTTGGAATGAGAATCCAATGGCTGTTGCATTATCAATTAAAGCACCAACTCCTCCACCACCAGCAGCAATAGTTCCACCAATATTAACAGAGGGAGAATGTCCAGAGAGTCCTATTTGGCATACTCGTATGAAACCAGAGGGATCTCCTTGGTATCCAGTTAAGTTTGGGTATTGGGATAAGTGGACAAATAAGTATGCAATATCTCCAATTCCTCCTCTTAATAGTCCTGGTACAGATGGTACAGGTAACTCAGATGGATGGGAACAGACTTGGATTATAGATGCACCCTATGAAGGAGATTATACCTTTAAGGGTACAGTAGATAACTTTGGTCAGATTTTAGTTAATGGTAATTTAGTTGCTGAAAGAAATGATGATCCTAATCTCTCTTTTAAAAATGAGGAATATAAAAGATCAAGTTTAGATGTTGTAGTAAAACCAAAAGATAGAGATGAACCATGGCCTCAAGAAACCAAATTCTATATGGCAGAAGGTAAGAACACTCTTACTGCTAGAGTTCAAAACTTTAAAAATTATGAGACTAAAAAGAAATATTTTAGTCAAAAGATTTTTAGTACTAAGGATTGGCAATCAGGAGCACCAATAAAGACTAATAAGAATAACAAACCTGAAGGTATAATGTTTACTAAGACAGGTAGTAAATATTATCTTACTGCTTATGGTAACGATATAGTTGATGCTGATCTTGGATTTACTTGGGATGTTTTAGAGGGTGCTGCTCCACCTACAACACCTAATAGTGAAACAGTACAGTTTATTACCAGTCATCAATCACCTCGTGATAGTACAATTGATATTAAGGAGTTGACCATAAGGTCTCATAAGAATGATGAACGTGGAAAGGTAACTGGAGTTTTTAATAACTTTACTAGAGAAGTTGAATATGATAAAGAGTATCAAGTAACTATTAAATGTAATGCAGCAGATGACTATGGTGTTAAGTTAAGAGTTAATAAGACTGCTGATGGAAAAGAACGTCTCCAGATGGAGGACTATAAGGATTATAATTGGAAGGACTGTGAACTTACTGTAACTGGTGGTAGATTTTATGATCTTGTAGATGGGAACACATCTAATAGAACTGCTACTTGTAAATTTAAAGTAGATTCTCCTGCTGCTAAGCTTAATTTCTCTCCACCTTCTGTAACTAAGATTACTGTACAAACAGAAACAAATCCTTTAGTCTTTGATGTACCTAAAACTGATGCTCAACCACCAAATACTGGTGGGAATACTAGTAACACTATTAGTTACACTGGATTGAAGAGACCAGGAGATAAACGTTATACAAGTTCTAGAAGACTTGCTTTCGATGATAATTCTGGTAATGGATTTGATGAGAATGCTACTTTTAATATTGATTCTGTTACTGGAGGAACAGCAGAGTTTAATTCAAGTGGTGATTCTATTGATGTTCAGGGCACTAATGTACAAGTTAGTTTAACTTATGTTTGGGCTGATTCACCTAGCAGAAGTGGTAAGGCATTACAGAAGATTCAAATTGGTAATACTACTTGGACACAAACCAATAGCAGTACGGGTAGAGAAACTCATATAATAACTTTAAGTGGTGGTTCTAATCCTGCAGATAATTTAGGTAAGGGTGGAGAGCAGTGGAAAGTAAGTGGTACTCTTAAGAAGAGAGGAACCTTTAAGGCAGGTAAAACTTATGAAGTTACTTTTGTAAAAGGGTATGGTCGTAGACCAGATGGTAGTGCAATTATTAACGTACCAGATCCTACTGTTCTTGAGTCTGGTTGGACAGATGAGACACAGACTTCAATTAAATCTAATCCTAAGATGGCATTTAAGAATCCTTGGGATTATTTGCAAGCAATTTCTGTTTATCAGATGTCTTCTGCGGTTGCTGAACAAGAACTTTTTGCAGACACTACAAGAAATGGTGTAACCTATAAAGGACCAGCACTGTTTAATTATAGAAGTAAGATATATGGAACATTCATGAATGAGAATGGAATCTCTCCTGATTATCCAAAAATTGGTGGTGCTGAGTTAGTTAATTACACTTGGAGTAATGTTGATTTTCCTGTAACAGGTGAGTATGCATTTACATTCCAGAATGATCATTCAGCAACTCTTTTTCTTGATGGTCAGCAAATAGGAACTAATACCTTTAGAGGAGTTGATAAGACTAAAGAAGATATTGGTGCTGGTAGACACAGTATCGATATGACTGGACAAGGTACTCCTAAAAAGATAACAGTTAATAAAGGTAAGCATACTCTTACAGTAAAACCAACTGTTTATACAGCAGAAACTGGAGGTCCAATAGGATTTATAGATGCTCTCTTCCGTAAACCATCTGAAGATTATTACAGAGGTTCATCAGCATTTGATGCTAATCCAAGTACCTTTGCTATAGGAATAACAAGATTGGTTGAGGATGTACCAGAACCAGGAACACCTCAAGCTTCAGCAGCATCAGGAAAATCATGGTATCAAAATCCAATAGGACTTTGTGGTATAATTATTCCTCCACCATGTAAGCAGATAAAATGTGGAAAGGGTAGAATTGTTGATCCGTTAGTTGAAGATCCTGGAACTGGTTTTGAAACAAAACCTACTATTACAGATGATCCAATTGTTGTTGTTGATCCTGGAGATGGAAAACCACCAGATTATCCTGTTCTAATTGTACCTGTTAAGGTTGTTATAGATGATCCTGGCATCAACTATACGGAACCAGATCCTCCAGGTGGAGATCCTGGTGACACTCCAGTGGTTGATGACCCTCCTGGCAGTGGTATTGCATTGACTGCTACATTCACACCTCACGGTGGTATTTCAGATATTATAATTCTTGATCCAGGATCAGGAGTTACAAGTACTCCTAGAATTGTTATACCATCTGATACTGGTGTTAATTTCCGTGGTCATTTTATATTCGATGTTGTTCGTGATCCAATTGATGTACCTGATCCTGATAAACTAGTACAGGTAACAGACCTAGTTGGATTAAAACAAACTGGATATATACAAGGTCGAGCATACTATGGTTCTGTATACTATGAGAATGGTATTCCTTATGCAGGAATAACTGCGACTGCTGGTAAAGCAATCCAAGTTTATGCTTCTCTTCAAGAGAGTATTGATGGTGTGAGAACTACACCTCCATCAGCAATTCAGAGACAGGGTACTGATGTTTCTAGTAATGACCCTAGACTTAATATACCAGGAACTCCTGATAACCTTACCTAATACTATAAATGTCTGGACCTACCTCATATAATAGAAAAAATTCTAGAGCACCTTCTAAGAATAGGTTGTTGTCTCCTTTAGAGCAGGAGGAAGGTAGTCAATATGATACCGCTAAGATCAATTATACTGCTGTTGGGTGGGGTAATGATCATGGTTCTGTTACTATGGGTCAGATTCATAAAGATTCTGATGTAACTGCAGCAGTAATGCTTAATACTAGAGATGGATTGCATCAATTCTCTTTAGATAATGATGGTGTAAGAAGAGGTTCTACAACTTCTACAAGCACTGGTTCATTTCAAGTTAAGTGTGGTAAGTATCCTTGGATTGAGAAAGCAGCAGATAAAGAAGCACTTGATAGTTGCTTTATTGAGGCAGAGAATGGTAATATTGTTATCAAGGCAAGTAATGGTAAGATCAGACTTGAAGCAACTGACATTGAGTTAGTTGCTAAAGGTGAAACAACTGATCGAGGTAATATTAAAATGACTGCCAGTGAAAACATTATAATGGAGTCAAAAAAGACTCTTATAAATGCCAAAAACTTTTACAAAATGAGTACACCACAAACTATGGAAATTATTGCTAACGGAGTTCTGAAATTGTATGGAAAAACAATTAGAGGTGTTACTGATGCCGTGGATGTTAAAGATTCTAAGGTAGGTGGTAGGAATTTCCAACAAAGAGTTAAGGAGGGTGCATAACAATGTCTTATAACGTAGATGATTTAAATGTAGGTGGACAATTAAAGGTTGGTACTGGTATTAACGGTGCTATCCAAGAAGGAGCAGAAAAAATCAATGGATCTGCTTTGGTAGAGGGTCCGATGGTAGTTGGATCACCTGATGATTTTGATGAGATAGAGGCAACCTTAATGGTTGGTCAGATATCTAATGAAGATCCTAATATGCCAGAGGATACTAGTCCTTATAAGACAGTTAATGGTATTTCAGGTGCTCAACCACAAGCAATATTTTCTAAGGGAAATATGTATGTTCAGGGAGATATATTTGTTACTGGATCTGTTGATTGCTTTTCAACTGGTAGATTAGAAGCAAGACATAAGGTGGCAGATAGATCACCTAAACTATTTGATATGCCACATCCTTCTACAGAGGGATATAGACTTGCTCATGCATGTATAGAAGGACCAGAGGTTGGTGTTTATTATAGAGGAAGACTCCGTAATAAGACTGAGATTGATTTGCCTTCTTATTGGAAAGATTTAGTTCATGCTGAGAGTATTTCTGTACAGTTGCAACCAATTGGAGCTCCGCAGGATATTATTATAAAGAGATGGGATGAGAGTAAGATATATTTACAGGCAAGAGGACCAATTCCAATCGATTGTTTCTATCATGTGTATGCAGAAAGAAAGGATGTAAATGCATTGGTGGTTGAGTACCAAGGAGAAACCCATGAGGACAGACCTGACAGAGAAGGTAACGATCCTAAGTATGCTGGAGTGATCAATACGAGGACTAAGTAAGGAGGGGGTTGACAAGGGTTGACAGAGGTGGTATATTATATTTGTTGAGTTGACGAACCCAACACGGGAGTGACTGAATGAACTTGCTGGCATAAGGCTAGTTAAGGTGATGAGACACAGGTGGTGCTGCACGTTGAAAACGTGAATCGACTTACCAGTCGGGTCTCAGACAGTAAGGTAAAAATCTACTCATGTAGCAATGCCCCTTACTTGTTGGTACACATAAATCCAACCTCCCACCCCAATATTTTAGAGGAACATGGAAGAAGAATATTTAACTAAGTGTGTTGTTGATACACTTCAAAGAAAGTTTTACCTTTATTCTAATGAAGGTGATAAAAAAGTCGTGGTCTGTGAGTCTGTAGATGAGTTTATGAATGTACTAGAGTTAGTACGTGCTACATGTCCAGAGGAACGGTTAGTTTATACGGAACCTCTCTCAGGGAAAATCGACTTTTAATTCCAAAAAAGGCGGGAAAAAATCTCCGTAAAAAAATCCTCGTGATAGGTTTGGCATGAAATACAAGATCGACTCTACATACTGTTGGTACAGCGATTGGTTGAATAAGAACAGTAGGGTTGTTTTGATGTATTTTATCAATGGCATTCCATTCACATATGATGAATTAGATGATATTGGTATATTAGAAGAAGATGCTAGAATAATTGCTGATTACGAAACTAAATACAATACGGAAGAATTATATAACTACTCTTGTTACCTAATGCAAGAGGAATTCCATCCATTATTGTTTGAGATGGAACTTGAGAATCCAGAGATATTGTTTAATGATAAATAATCCATAACGGCTATACGTGTTAATAAAATGGGTCTTTCCAGATTAGATAATTTTCTGAAATCGGCAAGGGGAACGATTCTCTATGTTAATCCAAACGATTTAGATGCAACAGATAGTGTTGAGAATAAGGGTAATTCGTTAACTCGACCTTTTAAGACTATTCAACGTGCTTTGATAGAGGCATCTAGATTTTCTTATCAGAAAGGATTGGATAATGATAGATTTGGTAAAACGACGATTTTATTATATCCAGGCGATCATGCTATAGATAATAGACCTGGTTTTATTCCAGATTCAAGACTTGGTAGTAATAAATTTAGACTTAGGAATGGTGCGACTTCTGATAATTTACCTCCATTTGACCTAACATCCAATTTTGACTTAACTTCTCCAGATAACGAACTTTACAAATTAAACAGTGTATATGGTGGAGTTATAGTTCCTCGTGGTACTTCTCTTGTTGGTTTAGACCTTAGAAAGACGAAAATAAGACCAAAATACGTTCCAAACCCATATGATGCAAATATAGACAGAACAGCAATATTCAGAGTTACAGGAGAATGCTATTTTTGGCAATTTTCCATATTTGATGCAGATCCTAACGGTAAGGCATATAGGGATTATACAACTGCTAGCTTTGTACCTAATTTTTCACACCATAAGTTAACAGTATTTGAATATGCTGATGGTGTTAACAAGGTTAATATCAATGATACCTTTATACAAGGTGTAGATGGTCAATATGATCGTACTGACCTTGATATGTACTATGAGAAGGTTGGTCTAGTTTACGGTCAATCATCAGGTAGACCAATTGAACCAGATTACCCTGCTGCAGGATTGGATATACAACCAAAAGTTGATGAATATCGTATTGTTGGTTCTACAGGTAGAACTGTTGGAATCACCACAATTATTGCTGGTGATGGAATAAACCCAGATACTAATATTACTGTTACTACTTCTACAGCAGTTCCTGGACTTGATGTAGATACTCCTTTCCGTATTGCTAATATTGGTGTATCCGAGTTTAATGGTCAATTTGTCGTATCTGAGAAAATTAGTGATACTCAAATTAAGTATCAAGTACAAAATGCACCTGCATCTGCAAAACCTAGTGTAGCAGGAGCAACTTTATCACTTACATCTGATACTGTAACATCATCTTCTCCTTATATCTTTAACGTATCATTACGTTCTGTATATGGTGCTTGTGGATTGCTTTCTGATGGATCAAAGGCAACTGGATTTAAGTCTATGGTTGTTGCTCAATACACTGGTATTGGATTGCAGAAGGATGATAATGCGTTTACTGTTTACAGTTCTACTGATGGTAAGTACAGTTATCAATCATCTGCTTCAGAACCATTAAGTACTAATTCAAGAGCAATTTATAAACCAGAGTATGCAAACTTCCATATAAAGGTAATAAATGATGCCTTTATTCAGGCAGTTTCTGTGTTTGCTATCGGTTATGCAGAACATTTCGTAACTGAGAGTGGTGGTGATATTTCACTTACAAACTCTAACTCTAACTTTGGTGCAAAATCTCTATCTTCTGATGGATTTAAAAAAGACGCATTTGCACAGGATGACCAAGGATATATTACCCACATTATTCCTCCAAAAGAACTACCTCTTACAGAAACATCTGTCGAATTTGAGTTAGTTGATGTTGGAGTAACTACTTCTGTTGGTATTGCAACTAATCTTTATCTTTATGGTCAGAAGAACCAAGATATTTTACCAGAAAATGTTAGAGAAGGATATAGAATTGGTGCAAGATCTGATGACAAGTTAAGAGTTCTTATTTCAGAATCTGGTGTTGTTAATGAGTATAGTGCTCGTATTGTTATGGAAGGATCAGAGTCAACCTCTGAAAAGTCCTTTGGTGTTGAAAGAATATTAACTGGTAATAATATTGCAAATAATGTAATTAGATTTACTTCTAATCATACATTTAAGAATGGTGAATCTGTTCGTGTAATTAGTGAAAATGGACATTTACCTGATGGTATTACCCCAAATACAATTTACTATGCAATAACCAAAGAAAATGCAAGTAGTGGTATTACAGCAGACACTGATATTAAACTTGCAAAGACTCTTAGTGATGCGTTGACTGATACTACTGGTAATGAAATTGCTATCAACCAGAAAGGTGGAATTCTAACTGTATCAAGTAGAGTATCTGATAAGAACTCTGGTGATATTGGACACCCAATTCAGTTTGATAGTGGAAATTCTCAATGGTACGTTAATGTAGGTTCTGCTAATACATCTTTCTATACCAAAGTAAATGAGTTAGGTACTGCTAATTTGGGTGATGCAACACCAAGAACCTTTGTAACAAGAAAGAATGATAATAGAAACTCTGTTGATACTCTTTACAGAGCAAGATATGTAATTCCAAAGGATGGTGCAACTGCAAGACCTCCAAGTGATGGTTATATTCTTCAGGAATCAAACCATACAACTGCAGCAACTGATGCAGAAATTCAAACCTACTATGGAAGTGGATCACTATCTTCAGTTAATCAGCAAAGAAACTTTAGATTTATTGCAGGTGCTGAATGGAATGGTTCTGATACAGTAACTGTATCTACAGAATTACCTCATAACTTAACAGTTGGATCTGATGTTCAGTTAGAAAATATTAGGAGTACTGAAAATGCAACTGCTGTTGCAGATTCTGGATATAACAGGAATTATACTGTTATTGGTATTAGTAGTTCAAAGGCATTTAATGTTGGATTAACAACTAATCCAGGTACATTTACTAATGATACTTCTTCTAGAACTACTACATTACCTTACTTTAAGAGAAAGAGGTATGAAAATAACTACTATGTCTTTAGAAATCAAGAAGTACAAGAATATATCTCTGGAGAGCAGGATGGTGTTTACTATCTAACTCTACTTAACTCTTCTAATGCTCCAACGGTAGCACCTTTTACTAATGAGGACTTCTCTCAACCAGTAAAAGAATTATTCCCTCAAACAAATAGAGACAATCCTCATTCAGATCCCCCAGAAGCTAAATCTTTTGCTTCTCCAAGTTTGATTGGTGATGTTGTTGTTAATGATGTTAGAAGTAGTATTACTAAGGAAACTGTTAATAAGTATAATCGTGATGTTGATTTTGGTGTAGGAATTTCTAATATCAAATCTACAACTGGATTTGCTCATGAAATTACTACCGATGTAGATCATGGATTGAATAGAATTACTAAACTTAGTATTGGTGTTGGTAATAGTGGTGCTGGATATGGTGATGGAACTGGTGGAGACTATTATAATGTTAAATTAGTATCTATCGGTGCATCTGTAACTGGTAAGAGTGCAACTGCTAAAGTTACTGTTGATCCTACTGGTGGTGTAACTGCTGTTAAGATCATGGACGGTGGTAGTGCATATGGTATAGGTAACACTCTTGCGGTTGTTGGTATTGCAACAACAACAGGTCACGTTGCTGCTGTTGTTGAAGTTGAGAACATTTATAATAACATTGGTGATGTTATTAGAATTAGTGGAATTACATCTACTGCAAATTCAGGATACAATCAACTTTATAGAGTTGATTCAGTTGGATTTGGATCTGCTACTTCGGTCAATGTATCATCTTCCTCGTCTATTTCTAACTTCTCTACAACTGGTATTATTCCAGATATTGCTGAGAAAGCATATCTTTACTTAACTGGTGGAGAGATTAGAGTTAGTACCTTAACTTATGATAATGGTTCTGGTATTGCAACAGTAGTTACTGCAAATAATCATGGATTAAGAGTTGATACAAGAGTTAGACTTGCTGGTGCTGATAATGACTTCTACAATAATAGTTTTGTAGTTACTGAAAACATCAGTCTCAACTCCTTTGCTATCAATATTGGATCAGGGGAGGCATCACCTGCAACAACTGGAAGTATTGCAGTATATCATGAAGGATATGCAGCAAATGATGGTGCTATTTCTCTAGACAATGAAAACTTATTTGGTAGAATGGTTCCAACTTATGCTGGAATTACAACTGTAATCTCAAATAACGTTTCTAATACTACTACAGACCAACTTTATATTGAGAATATCAAGAAGTATGATATTCAGATTGGTGATTACTTGGTAGTTGATGATGAGATCTTTAGGGTTAAGACTACAACCAATGCAGGGTCTACGAATCAGGTATCAAACCCATTAACAGTATTCCGTGGTGCTCTTGGATCTAAGAGATCAACTCACACTATCAACTCTGTTGTTAGAAGAATAGATGTTAACCCTGTAGAACTTAGAAGACACTCTATCATCCGTGCATCTGGTCACACATTTGAGTATGTTGGATATGGTCCAGGTAACTACTCAACTGCATTCCCAGATAAGCAAGATAGACAGATTAGTTTCCAAGAGGAACTATTAGCACAATCAACTAAGAAAGCTGGTGGTGTTAACTTCTACACTGGTATGAATGACAAAGGTATTTCATACACAGGTAATAAGAAATTAAGTACATTAACAGGTCAGGAAGAAATCTTTGACACCCCAATTCAAACTGTTACAGGTGAAGATATTGGTGCTCTTCCTACTATTAACGTAACAAATGCTACCGAAGGTTCATTTAGTCGTTCTATTAGAGTAGAGGGTGGTCCTGATAATAAGGCATCATCTGAATTTAATGGTCCTGTTATTCTTAACAACAAACTAACATCTGTATCTGATAAGGGTATTGAGGCACAGTCATACTACATTCAGGGTGATCAGATTGTTTCTAGAAAGCATACTATATCGAACGTAGCACCTACACTATCTGGTAACCCAGGTGACATTGTTTGGAACTCTGACCCAACTGATGGTGGATATGTTGGTTGGATAATGAGTGCTGATAATGATTGGAGAAGATTTGGTAATGTAAGTAACTCTAAGTATTCTAATATTGGAGTTTATGATCAGGTTGCTATTGGTACAATCACACCTAATCTTAACAGATTCCAAGTTGGATCAGGAACTACATTAGTTTCTATTGATGACTATGGTGTAGGTATTGGAACAACTGCAAATGGATATGGTCTTCATATCATTTCTGGTGCTAGATTTAGTGGTAACATTACAGATATTGATGGTGCAGCAGGTGCTCCAGGTGAAGTTATTGAATCAACTGGTACTGGTATTAGATGGTCTAATATTGGTCAGATTAACGGTTGGTCAAGAACTGCTGATAACGATGGAACATACAATACTAACCAAGACTTCATAGGTATTGGTATTACCACACCTAAGACTAATTTGGAAGTTGGTACTGTCGGAATGGCAGCGACTGCTCTGAAGGTTAATGGAAGTTCTGAGTTTGTTGGATTAGTAACTGCTACGAACGTTTATGTAAGTGGTATGTTGACTGCATCTGCGATTGACTTGCAGACAGGAACACAAGGTCAACTTAGTGTTGGTGTTATTACTGCTACTGGATTCAACGTTGGTGAGTTTGTTGTTACAGGAGATAAGGTCGGTATCGGCACAACTCAACCGAAGAGTGCTCTCGACATTCAGGGACATGCAACATTCAAGACATACTCTGAAAATGTAGGATACTTACCTATCAATGCTAGTATTGTTACTGTGGATCTTTCACATGCACAATCCTTTATATGCACAGCAACGAGTGATATAACCAAGTTTGATCTTACTAATTTGCCGCCTGGATCGACATCATTTACGATCAAGGTTCAACAAGACGGAACAGGTAATCGAACTGTTGGTATAGATAACTTTAGTATTAACGGTAGTGCATTGATTCCAGTAAGGTGGCCAGGTGGAATTGCTCCTGTGGTTACTGTAACAGCAAGTAGATCTGATATCTACTCATTCAAGATATGGGATGGTAACAATGCAGTTAGTGAAGGACTATACGGAGTAATCGGAGGTCAGAACTTCGCATGACACAATTAGATTTTTATAGGGACATAGATACGTCCCTAGAAATTAACGGACCAACTTTATCATTTACTTTACAACCTACAGGTGCTTTTGGAAATTATAATGGTAGTGTCGATCTAATTGGTATTGCTACTGCAAGATTTGAATCTGGTATTGGTGCTACCACTGGTAATATCAATTATAGGTGGTATAAAGAAGGAACGGGATTTATTAGTGATAGTGCAAAATATGTAGGAACTGGTACAACCACATTAACCATATCAGGTATAGCAACTGCGGATCATAATTCGCAGTATTTTCTTGTTATCGATTATGTTCCTGACCCATATCCTGCAAATACTCCTAACGCATGGAATGAACCATTTACGTCAGGAATAGCAACAGTTGGTATGTATGGGTTTATTCAGGTAAACTCTCAACCTACTGCATCAACAATTATTCCAAATGTTAATACTACATTTGAAGTTGATGCTAGTTTAAATGATTCTTCCACTTCTGGTATGGGATATCAGTGGCAAATGGCTGGAACTGATATTTCTGATGGATCATTCACTACTCAGAATATATCAGTAACACCAGGAACTCCTACTCAAGAAGAAGTAATTAACTATCAGTTTAGTGCGTCATCTACTAATACTGAGGCACAAAATACATTTACAGTACCTGCAGGAGCAGAGAATGTAAGAGTTAATATTGCTGCAGGACCAGGAGGAAATGGTGCAGCAGAAGGAGGAAATGCTGGTGGTGTTGGTGGTGCAGGAATGACTGCATGGTTTGACGTATTAGGTGATGTTCCTACTGGACAATCATTATATGCAACACCAGGAACATTTCAATGGACATGTCCTGCAGGTGTTGGAAAGATTTGTGTCGTATGTATTGGTGGAGGTGGTGGATATACTGATGGTTCAGCTTCTACATTTGATGTACCTGCTGATAATGTAGCAATGGTTGGTGGTTATGGTAGAGGTTCTAATAATCAGACACCTCAGGCTAGTATGTCCACTGGTGGAGATGCAAATTATGCTGGTGGTCTTGGACATTCATCTTCTTATGGAGCAGGTGGTGGAGGTGCTGCAGGATATAATGGTAATGGTATGTCTGGAGGTGGTGGAGCAACTATGTTTGCTCAAAGTGGATATGTAACTGGTAGTGGATCTGGTGCAAGTGGTGGATCATATCAAGGACATAATAATGGTGATGCTGCTGGTTTGCCAGGAGGTGGTGGAGGTGTAGGTGTTTATGGTAATAGTGGTGATGCTACTTTCTGGTCAAGGGGTGGTTCTGGTGGACAAAACTCAGTAAATGAAAATGGTGCTACATTTGGTGGAGGTGGTGGTAATAGTGGAGTATTTGGCGATCCAACTGGAGAAGGTGGTGGGTTATGTTGGAAAAATAATATTACAGTAGTACCTGGTCAAACTTATACTTTAGTTGTTGGTCAAGGTGGAAATGCAGGTGGTGGTAACTTTGGAGCTAATGTTGGTAGTGGTGGTGGAGGTGCAGTAAGAATTATTTGGGGTGCAAATAGAGCATTCCCTGCTTTAAATACTGCAGATTTGACAGGATCTTCTGGATCATCTCCAAATGCAAGAACCTTTGAATTTATTGTAGGTAAAGCAGCAGCAGATGGAACAAGTGGAACTGCATCTGGTGGTGGTACACAAGGTAGTTCTAATACTGGTGCTCTTAATGGTGGATATGGTGGTAATGCTGGTGGTCTAGGTGTATCTGGAGGAGGCGGCGGCGGTGGCGGTTGTAGTCAACTTCTTATTGATAATGTAGTTGCTGCGACTGCTGGTGGTGGTGGCGGTGCTGGTGGTGGATCGAATGGCATCAATGGTACAGATGGTGGAGATGCTGGTCCTGATTCCACTGCTCCTTGGACAACACATACTTCTCAGATACAAGGTTATTCTGGTACAAATGCTGCTCATGATGATAATGTGACAACAACAGGTGGTAGTCCTGGAACTCCTGATCAAGTTGTTACAACAACGAGTTGGGTAAATGTATACTCTGGATTTAGTTTTCCTTCTGGAAATTATGTTAGATTCTATAGAGGTGTATTTACATACGTTTATCAATTCTCTAGTGTAGCAAGTATTTCTATATGGTCAGGTCAATCTGAACCTGTACAATCTGGAAGTTTTAGATACTCTGGTGGATCTTTGCAAGTTGATGGTGGTAATACATGGGTTAACCCATCTTATTATGGAATAAGTGTAGAAGAACAAGTAACAACAACCACTGTTATTCCTGGTACTCCTGCAACTCCTGGAACTACTACTGGTCGTGATGGTGGTGGAGCAGGTGGTGGAGGTGCTGGTGGATATTCAAGTGCTTCTGCAGGAACTCCTGGTAATGATGGTTCTTCTGCTGCAACAGGTGGTTCTGCAGGTGTAAGTCAATATAGAAGTGATTTATTAACAAAATCTGGTGGTTCATATAATCCAAAGTATGCTACAGGAACAGCTTCTGATGGATGGGGAGTCGTTCATTATTCTGTAAGGAACGTTATTCCAGGCACTCCACCTACTACTAATGTTACCACAGTTAATCATACTGCTTCTGGTACTGCAACTGATACTTTAACAATCCAGTCTGATGCTGTTGGAATCAATACTGTAAGATGTGTTGTGTCAAATGCAGGTGCAACTAATACACCAGTTACATCTGATGAAGTAAATTATAATGTTGTATCAACGGTTAGTCAGGCAACTATTAACATAGAAACAATTGGTATAGGTACTGCTGCTGTTATTTCTACTCATAACTTAGCAAGTAGTGCTCTTGAGATAAATGTTTCTGGACAGGGTGGTGGTCAGCAGAATATGTATCAAATCATATATTCTCCTGATAGAGATATTGATATTGAGATGGATATGTATGGTGGTGCTGGATTTAGTACACCAAGTTACGCTGGTGGTCAGGGTGGTTATGCTCGTATCAGATTTACCTTAAAACAAAATGAAGAGTATACATTATCTGGATTGATTGGTACTGTTAATGCTCCTTACCTATATCATAAGTCATCTCTAATCGCATGTTGTGGTGGAGGTGGTAATGCTGGTAATTCTGGAGATGGTGGAGATGGTGGTGGAGTAGGTGTTGCTGGTGCTTCTGGTACTGGTAGTGGTGCAGGTAGTGGTGGTCAAGCAATTACTGCTGGTGCATTATCTTCTACTGGTACATTTGGATCTCTATATCAAGGATTGACTGCGGTTGCTCCTGATACCAATGCTACAGGACAACAGGCAGGTAAAACAACTCCTTGTTCAAAGGGTGTTTACTGGGCACAGCAAGCATATACTCCTTGCCAAGATATGGGATTGACTAGATTTAGACAATCTGATGGAACTGAAGTTACTACAACTACTAATACCATAGACAGAGGATATAAGGCAGGGTATGACGTAACTCAAACTGCTGGACAAGCTGCTGGAACTGGTGGTAATGGAGGAAATGGTGCAACTGGTGGTGACGGAGGAACCAATGGAGGAGGTGGTGGAGGTAGTGGATACACTGATGGATCTGTTAATATTGTTGCTGCTTCGCAGGGTGGAAGTGTATCTCAAGCTAAAGTTGTACTTAGAGTAGTGATTTAGCTAAATAACTATTACGTAACTAACGGGGGAGAGTGAACCCTAAATGGCTGTAAGTAAGAATTTTGTAGTCAAAAATGGTCTGGAGGTAAATACCGACCTAATATTTACTGATGTTGAAAAACAATTAGTAGGTATCGGTACTACTGTCGTAGGACATACTCTTCATGTAATCGGTGGAATTGGGGCTACCAATCTCTATGTTAGTGGAATAACAACTCTCGCTGCTACTGGTGGAATAACAACCACTGGTGGCGATTTGTATGTTGGGGGTGATTTATTTGTCAAGGATGATGTAGTTCTTGATGAAATCACTGCACGGGATGTCACTATAAGTGGTATCGCAACGATCAACAGACTTGATGTTGTTGATCATATTACCAATAACCTTGATATTCAGGGTGGTGTTAACATTACTGGTGTTTTAACAGCATCAGGATTTGAAGGGTCATCAATTGGATTTGGTACTCCTGCTGGTGCTGTTGGTTATGCTGCTACGTTCTTAGATTTCCGAGGACCAGGTGTTTCTACGGGATTCTTTGATGCTGGTAGTGGTATAGGTACTATCTTCTTTGAAGGTGGTGGCGGTGGTGGAAACATCAGTGTTAGTAGTCTTGCACCTGCTGGACCAAATATTGGAGACCTTTGGTTTAATATTGAAGAAGGTAGAACATTCCTCTTCTATGATGAACCTGCACTAGGTCTTGGTAATGCTAGAGTATGGATTGATGCATCTCCATTTAATGTCTCTGCTGGTTTAGGAACATTCCTTTCTAGATCTGGTGATAATATGGAGGGTCAACTTGGAATTCTTCCAGGTTCTCAAAATGTTCCAGGTTTATACTTTAAGGGAAATACTGGTAAAGGTATTTACTACTCAGCTGGTAAAATTGGGTTATCAGATGATGTTCATGTAGATGGTAAAGCATCTGCTTCTGATGGATTTAACATTGGAATTTCATCTGCTGGAACTTTAATTAACGGAAATACTGGTATAACAACTCTTAACTTTGTTGGAGTTGGTAATACATTTGCAGTAAATGGTACTACTGTTGATATTAGTATTGCTGGTGGTGGTGCTGGTATAGGTACTGCTATTGATATAAGTGCTGTTCCAGGAACTACTGGACAGGACGTAATTTATTATGTAAATGAAATTCTAGAAATTACAACTAACTCTACAATTACTGCACCCAACTCAACTGATGTTGCGTACACTAATTATGAAGAAGTTGTTGTAAATGATGGTATTGATTTAATTATTGATGATGGTGATCAGTTTGTAGTTGACGTACTTGGTCTTTCTACTTACACGACTAATGTAACAGGTGCTGCACCTGCTGCTACACCAGTCACTGGTCCAACAATGAATATTGCTGGTATCGCTACGATGCAGCATGTCACAGTTACTAAGAACACTGCAAATACTGCTGGAGTTATAACAGCAACGCAGGGATCATTACCTGTTAATTATTATGGTAA